CCTCCATTCTTCGGCCAATATCTGCAATTTCTGCAAAATTATAAGTTGCACTAGAAATCTCTAGTTTAAATATACAATTCATTAATGTGTTTACCGCATCTTGTACTTGGAATGGTTGATACATTTGATGTGCTGGAATAAATTCTGGAAACGATCTAAAATTTGGAAATACAACATCGCAACCAAATGCTGTGGATTCTAATACGGTCCATGATACATAATCTTGCAATGAACTATTGAATTGAATCTTTGCAGTTGCTAATTCCGTGTAATATTCTTCTTTTGTTAGATTGCTTAACAATTTGAATCTAGGTTGTCTTTGGGCTAAAGCATTCATTTCTTCAATTACACCTGGCAACATTGATTTGAATGATTTACCGGAAGTTGTCACGTGCCATGTATAGTTTGGCATATTTTCTAAGAATTCCTCAGCAACTTGCAACATGAAGAATGGATTTTTTTCTTTGTCTAATCGACTTGAAAATACTACTTTGTTTTTCTTTTTAATCAAACCATGTTGTAATGCGTCTGAATAATTAGGCAATTTAGCCAAAGTCATGGCATGATGCAATGGCAATGATACTACATGGATTGGTGCTTTAAATCCTGCTTGACGTAATTGGTCTCTATGAATTGTAGATCCAACAAAGATTGCTGTCATTCGTTCATCTAAGCCTAATTCATAATGACGCATCCAGTTACGCATCGGCCAAGTAAAATCATACTCGTCAACACTTTGTGCATGGATCATTGCATAAACTTTAACTTTGATGCCATACAAATCTAATGCATACCAAATTGCATCCATTCCCGGAGTCCAATAATCCTGCAGGAAGATTACATCGCCATCTTTAACTTGATCGTTATTAATCATGTCTAAGAAATTGCTACATTGACTCATAGCAAATTTACCTCGACCAACTGCATCTAACACAGCTCCAACTTTAATTTGCTGGTCTGGATCGAAATCTCCTGGAATATCGATAAATTCTAATTCGCCGGCTGTTTTATACGGCGCAAATGTGGCTGGCATCCATTCCTTACTCAATTGGTAAGTATATCGAGCCTTAAGGGGTTCTAGCCCAAAGTAAAATACTTTTCTCATATTATCTTTCAATTATTGCTCCGTTTTCCCAATCTTCCCAAACTTCAACTTTATACAAAGATGAAAATGCTTCTAGCAACCACTCACCAATCATTTCACATGACATAGAACCAAATTCTAATACATTAGTTGATTCCTTTGAGAAACCAATTCGAAGCGATTTTTGTATCTTTCGGTTTAACAAAATAAATTCTTCATCTCGATCTGTATGTGTTACTGTTGCATAACAACGGAATCCAAACATATGACGGTGTCGATCTGATAGGAATGCTACTTCTGGGAATACTTCTTTTGCATCTGGCCAATTGTGAAAGCCTTCGATGCTAAATGTTACTACTACACTATATTTCATAGTTCTTCATCGAATTTATAGTTATCTGGCTTAATTTCCATCATGTTACACTTGGTAATTTGATGAACACGATACCAACCAGCATCAATACTTAATGTATCGGTATCTTTTAGCAGTTGTACTGCAGGATCTTGTATGCGATAAATAATGTGGCATCTATTAACTAGGTCCACCGGAATGCTCTTTAAAGTAACCGTATCGGCTTCGATTGTAATTGCACAATTAGTTGTATCTAAAATATCTCGAATGATTGATACGCATTTCGGATTAACGTTACTATGAATTTGTTTCATGTATTCAATAGTAAAATAATAATGTGGATATTCGTTGTATTCTTTTACAACTAGTTTGTTGTCAACTAAATCTCTGACAAAGAATGTCATTATATCTGAATATCGTCCTTCTACCTCTAGGCCACGCCACTGTTTCTTTCCGTACATTTATAACCGTTTTTATTTAATATAATGAATTTATTCTTATTTCCCAAATGAAAAGAACTTTTTAGCGTTATTATTTTCCGGTAACTGTCCCCAACCCATTGCGGCATAAAAATCATTGAACTTGTTACTCAAATCAGATGTAAACATTTTAGTGTGATCAATATACTGTTTTGCAAACTCAACTATTTCCGGTGGATCTTGATAGCCTCGCAATGCCAAAGTTTCAAACCCATATGGATTGTTTACCATGTAGCCCCATTTGATTTTTTCACCGTCTTTAATTGGTAGAATATCAGTTGACAATGTTGAAAGCATATCATTAAAATTGATTGCTGCTTTTGCATGTGCCGTAGTACCTTTTATAAATCCAGAAAACGATTTTCGACCTCGAATGTATTTGGATAATTCTTTAACACTTGAATTCTTCATTACATTCAACACTTCTGATTTTTTAATGTTACTTTTGAAATCATGTATCAATGTGGAAGTAGTTTGTTTGTCTTTGCCTTTAAGAATATACCACAATGTTTCTTTCATGATCTTTTTAAAATCTTCCGGGAAACTTGATCTTACAACATCTAATCCTTTAATATCCAATTTATCCGTAGGTTTACCTTCTTTAAAAATAACCCATTGAGCATATCTTTTCTTGGCAATCCATAAACCAGATTTAGCAATATATTCTTGCTTGATTTGGAAACGGTGTTTAGTTGTATTGTGGAACACTTTTGCATATTGATCGTACATGGTATTCACAGTTTGCTGAATTTCAGATGCAATTGCATTTGTTTGTTCAATCATAAACTGTTCATCCTCAGTATTACATCCCGGGAATCTGTGTTTAATTAGTGGTTCGCTGCTACAAAACGTTGAATCTGTATCCGTATAGAATGCAAACTCAGCTTTATCTCCAGATGCATTAACAAAGTGATCTGTTCCTAATTCTTTCTTGTAATAGTTGTTAATAACTTTTGCTGAGAATTTAATAATGCTTTGACCAACTGCTGTAATTGCCCCGGCATTATCTAAATCATAGAATCGAAATGTTTTTAATCCTAACACACCATAAAATGAATTAAGCAATACTTTTTGCGTTAACTGCATGGCATCATAAAATTTATATTCTTCTGTTCCTACCTCAAATGTATCACGCTTATCTTTGTAAATAACACGCTCATCAAACCATTTTTCTAGAATGGTTGGTAAGAATCCTCGCTTATCATTGCGGTATACAGCTCCGTTACTGGCTACTGAATAATTCATATCAGTTAACCATTGTTTGATGTCTTGAGCCCATGTTCCGTCAGTAAATTGTACTTGAGTTGCGGTTGGACTTAACAAGCATTCTTGATTCCAATCTTTTATAACGGCAATTTTAGTTTCTGGAGAAATATTTGCAGTCATGATGATACTTGGATACAGTGAAGTTAAATCTAAGTCATAGATCCATTTATACAATCCAGGCACTGGTGCCATTACATAGGCTCCGGCTAATGCATCTGCTGTAGTTTCATCTTCTACAAATCTAAATTGCTTGTTTGGAGCAACAAATCCGTTTCTTTTCAAATCTACAATGGCCGCGCCATCTAGATATTTAGATGCAAAGTATACATCTTCATATGGAACGTGTCCTTTATGGCAAATTGTACGGGCTAAATTTAGTAGTTGCAGTTTGTCATCCATATCCACAATCAAATCAACGTCCGTCATGTTATAATATGCAAACTTGTGAATATCCTGAGTAAACAATGTGTCTAAATCTCCATCGTATTCTACTTTGCCTCGACCTAATTCTTTTTTAGCAACAGTGTCTAATCGATAATTTGGAAGTTCTGTATATGTAAAGTTTTTATACAGTTTAATGTAGTCTAAACTAGATACTCCGAATATCTTCCATTTACCTGATTTAGATTGTTCAACAATTCCAGCTGGCGAGAATTTCTTGATTGATTGTGCCCCTAATACTTTTTTACATCGACCCATTAAATATGGAATATCATATCCATCAGTGTTCCACCCAGTAATTACAGTTGGATGTATTGCTGCGAATATATTGATAAATCTAGTTAATAAGTCTTTTTCATCTCGGAATATCTCTAATACATAGCCATCGCCTTGGATTTCGCGTTCTTTTATGCGACCTAATTCATCTAGAATTAATACTCGGCGGTCTTTGCCGGCTTTATCGTAATATGCAATAGATGTGATAGCTGTTCGAACATCTTCGGTTGTACTATAACCGTTTTCGTCTTTAGCAGTTTCAATATCAAAAAAGAAATCACGATGCCCTTTAGATGGTTCGTCTGATTCGTAATATAAGTCAATCAATGTTCTAACTTCTTCATTGAGATCAGATTCATATGATTTAGGATTATCACGATGATTACCAGCAACCTTTTTTAATTTAGTACCATCTAGAGATTGATATTGTCCGGATGGATCTGGCAAATATCCGTATGGTTGAAATGGGAATTTTTGATGTCCTAATTCATCGTCCCATACGTGAATAATTCCATTTTTTTTGTCGTGTCCTATTGATGTATATGCCATTATTTTATTTTGTAAATATCTTGTAAGTGTCTCTTAAGTCCGTAATCATCTAGTCCATATCCATATACAAATTCATTTCCAATTTCAAATCCATAAAAGTCTGGAGTCATTGGACCATCTTTTCGTTTTAACAATGTTACTACTTTGACTTCTTGTGCCATACGGTCATTAATCATCGTTAATGCTTCAATCATAGTTGCCCCAGAATCTAAAATATCATCAACAATATAAACTCGTTTACCTTTTAAATCTAATTCTAAACCTTTGGTGATTACTACACCTTGTGAATTATCTTGACCGTTATATGATTTTAAACGAATAAAATCAACTTCGCAATCGATTGACATCATTCTAGTTAAATCTGAAAAGAAATGAAATGATCCATTTAGCACACATATCATTACAGGTGGTAATACATTAGTGCTGTTAATTACATGATCAATTGATATTGCCTCTGCTAATGCTTTAACTCGGGCTGTAATGTCTTGTTTATTGATGATAATTTCCATTATGGACGCGTATTGATCATTGCAATTTCATGTTCTCGAACTAAAATAAAATCTATAGATCCTAGTTGAACTTTTTTCTGGTTACCTAGGTTTCCTGAGTATATTTTGATTCGATCACCGGATTTTACAGTCATTGGAATTTTATTTCCAGTTTGTGTAAATAAGCCATCACCTACTGCCATTACGTCGCATTCAATATAATCATCCAATGAATTCATAATGATAATACCACTTTGTGTTTTGTCTTGTTTTTCTAATTGTTTTAGGAGTACTTGATCTCCAATTGGTTTCCAATTCATAACTTATTCTTATTTATATATTTAACATTTGTTTTACTGCCGCTACTGTAATCATTGACCCAGTTTTTCTATCAATGATTTCTCCATTACCTACTAAAATTATGGTAGGTACATTGCGAATACCATACTGAGATGTCATATCTGGACTTTGATCTGTGTCGACATATCGGATCGGTAATCCAGCTGCTTGTAATTGCGGTTTAATTGTTTTGCATGGGCCGCACCACTCGTTGCCAAAATAAATTAGTTGTTTCATTATACTCCTCGTTTAGTATCAAATGCAATGATGTGGTCTCTACCTGTCATGTTATAACCATACTCAGCACACATATCAAACACAATTGGATACATATGTATTAATTCTTCTCTAGTATCGCCAGCTGGCATGATGTATGTTTTGTCTTTTGGAATATGAAGCGATACTCTAAATTCTTCAATCTCTTTTAGGTTTTCTGGAGTGCCATCCCATACTGGTTTGTAATGATAATCTGTATGATAATGCAACGTAGCTTTAATAGCATCCATATTTAATCGATACTTGTTATGTTGTCTAACCATCTTTTCATCGGTAATATCACCCTGTGGTGTGGCAATTCCCACCATGGGAACACTATTTGAAAACTTAGGGCTAAGAGATATAAGATCGATAGGATAATCGGTCTCAACAAAATGCGAGCCCTCAGTTTCGATCGTAATGTGAATGTTTCGTTCATGAGCAAACCATGTAAGTTCATTTACTAATGCTGGATGCATTGTCGGGGAACCTCCCGTTAACATCATTTCTCTGATATGTGGATTTTCATCATATATCTTCACGATGTCGTTGAATGTAAATTGTCCTTTTTCTGGGTGGATACTTGTGTACCAACTATCGCACCAACCGCCCTCACCAAACCAACATCTATGTGTACAACCAGTAGTTCGAACAGCAATTGTAGGTCTACCAAATCGACTTCCTTCGCTTTGTACACATCTATATAGTTCTACTATAGGCAATGTTTTTGTGTAATCTGTAATTCTTTTATTCATAATTAAAATGGTAAGTCATCATTAATTGGATCATATGTATATGTCTCAGGTTGTGGTGTTGCTACTACTGGTGCTGAGCTAGTTGTTTGCTTATTGAAATATACATCTAGAAATGCGCGTTCATATGTCATAATTGGTCCAGTATATTTCGCAGTAGATACGTCAGTTGTACCAACTTTAGCTCCTGTCTGCTTTGCGTGTCTATACACTTTATCGCCAGTTCCATGACTAGGAGTTCCACCTAAATATTCATAAACAGAAAGCATTTCTGAATCATTCCCTTTGGGCGTTGCAGTTGCATTTTCAATCGGTCGGGCAATAATGATATATTGCATACCATTTTCTTGCCAACTTGTAATTATCTTTTCATTCATAACTTGCTGAGTTTCTTTCGTGTTCATAAACTTCTACTTTTGTTGCCTTTACACGACCATCAGTTTCTTCTTGCAAGAATATATTGATTATGTTGTATAAATACTCAGCAAACTTTTCACAGCCGGTTGCAGATAATATTCGTAATTGAATAATACCATCTTTATCCATTTGTATAAATTGGTCCAAATATGGATCGTCGTCAGCTACAATTGTAGTATGATCTAATAACCAAGCAAAATAATCTTTTGGAGACATACCGGCAATCTTAGTTTTAGATCGTTTCATTCCGCCAAAGTCCCATACCCAGTTACGATAATCTAACTCGCCTTCAAACCATACTCGGAATGATACTGCATACCCGTGTAGGAATTTACAATGAGTTCCTTCTGCTCGCCATTGACGGAAACAAGTTGAGTAACCGTCAAATAATTTTGTTGAATTGTATTTTGCCATTAGTAACCTTTTACGAATTGATAAAATTCTGATCTTGCATTTCCATCATTTAGGAATGCTCCTGATAATTTTGCAGTTTTCATTGAAGCGCCTCGGTGCTTAACACCTCTACATGATACGCAGTTATGTGTTGCTTCAATCATTACAGCTACTCCTTTATTATCAGTAATAAGTTCGTCTACTGCATGTTGTATTGCTACCGTCAACTGTTCTTGAATTGCGCCACGTCTACCAAAATGTTCAACTACACGATTCAATTTACTTAAACCTACTACATTGCCATTTTCTGCGGGAATATATGCAATATGCACCGATCCTTCAATCGTTTGATGATGATGTGAACACATTGATGTTAACGGAATACCTCCTTCGAATACAATTCCATCATAACCATCGGATGGAAAAGATGTGATATCTGACATCGGTTCATATCTGCCACGCCATAAATCGTTAACATATGCTTTTGCTACACGGCGAGGCGTATTGTCTGAATTTGGATCAGATTCCCATGCTACTCCCAATGCTCGGAGAAACTCACCGTAATGATATGCAGCATTATCAATAATCTCTTGTTTTTCTTCAGATGTTAATTTTGCATCAGGCCCGAATATTGTTTGTTTAACTGCTAACTGTGTTGAGATACCGTTAGCAAAACCAGATTTAACTAGTTCTATGTTTTTTCTTTGGTCGTTTGTCATAACTTGATTTCTTACTATAATATAATAGATTTTATTGAGTTTTCAAAGTTTTCACACCAGTTTTATGTTTAGGATCATATGGACAATGTCGACAACCATTGCCACAGCATGAACCTCTGCGTTTGTGATATGATTCAGTCATTACTCGATATCCATTCTCCCAATAAAAGTCCGTAGGAAGGAGCTTGTTTCCAAACTCCCTCACGAACAATTGTTGTATCCAATCTTTTGATGCTGGTTGTATCATAATATTACATGGTTGGGTTGTTTGGGGTGTCAATACCAGTAAAATCATATTTGGTGGTTGATGTATCTTTGTACAAAAAATAGTATGTACCATTATTAACTTGCAGCATTCCTAACTTAGTTGCTATAAGTGGAGCCATCTTTTTATACAACTCTTTTCTAGAAGGCTCTTTGGCTGAAAAGAATACAAGCTCGGATTTTTCTCGTTTAATTTTATCAACTAATGCATTAATAACAATACCAAAGATCTTCGCTGCATCAGTACCCCCTAACCCAGTAATACCTTTACCTTTACTAGCATCCGCAAATTCAACATGATACCCTTCACCGTCATTAAACATATCTGTTACTTTATCGGGTAATAGGTTACTTGCGGCAATAATGGCACTATCTGGTAAATTTAGGTATTCTAAAGAAGTAATGTTTATTACGTATTTCTGATTGTTAGGACCAGTAAAGGTGGTAGTGAAATCTGTATCATCACCTTCACGCCATCTGATTTTTTCTTTTGTATCAAATAATTCTTTTAATCGTATCATATTAATAAATATCTAAATATTACTTTACCTCACATGCACCGCCAGCACAAGCCAATTCGCCTGACAGATCTGTATTATCATCTAATTCGATTACTTGTGATAAATCAATGTTATGAAGTGACTTCATCATTGTGTCATATGTTTCTTCGTTGCAATCCTCAAATGGAGCTTGAATGTATGTTCCTCCATTATATGGCAAAACTGATAATCCATTGTAGTGGTCTCTGTTTTCCCACATCCATTCACCAGCTAGATCCCATTCATCATCTTTTAATGATACCGTTGCTGATACATTGTGTGTATTGTTTCCTGAACGATGTCCTGGTTTAACCCATTCTAAATGCACTTTTTTGATTCTATCCAACAATTGAAAAGGAGATTCAAAACGCATAATTGCACCTTCTGGAGCTTTTTGTGGAATTGAAATAACTGCTGTATCATGTGGACGGAAATATTCATCTTCAATAAGTTCTGGGTGATTAATTGCCAAATATGAATAGATTGCTTCATTCTTCCCTACGCGAATTCTACGAACATAAAAGTCATTGTGCCATGCGTGTATTCCTGATGATGTACCTAATGCTAATGATGTTGTTCCAGCTGGTTTAACTGTGGTTGTACGGGCTGATTTGTTGATTCCAATTAATTCAGCTACACGAGTATTTTCTTCTTTAACTGCTTTTGCCGCTGCTTTCATGTCATATCCTAACACAACGCCAGATCCGATACCTGTCATTGATACTCCAATAAGTGCATCTTTCTCAGTTGTACGTTGCCAGATTGGACGCAAATAATGAAAGCTAGTATACCCTGCTTGAAGTGTACCAATAAATGCTGCAGCACGAACTCTTTCCATTAAATCTTCTTGTGATTTAATATCTGATGCATTTACTTCACATAAATTACAGAATTGGAATGGTCTTAGTGCAATTTCACAGCATGGATTAGTTCCCCAATCTTTGTCATTTGTAAGATAAATTCCTGGTTCTCCTGCTCCTGACAATTCAACACGTTTCCATAAATCCATAAAGAATTCTTTGGTTAATTTGTGACGCATCAAAGTTGCTGAGTTGTTAGCACGACCTCTTTGTGGATTGTTTTCCCACCAGTTTCCTGATTTACATGCAATCATTTCTTCATCATCTGCTGAGAACAATGATATAAGTGCTGCTCTACGAATACCTCCGGCTAATACAGCATCAGCAATGTGACATACCATATCGTGAACTTCAATTGAAGATAATTTGTCGCCATCTTCTTTAGAATCTAGGATACCTTGAAGCTTCATTAAACATTCTTTCAAAGGCTGAGGTCCTGGAGCTTTTCCTCCTGAAGTAACCAATCTAGCTCCTTTGTGACGAATGTCAGAAAAATCAAATGTAAATGAAGATCCACCTGTGAAATATGATTTAACTAGTACTTTTACTGCATCAGCCCAACCTTCGATTGAATCTGCAATTAGGTAACGACGATTTTTCTTTGGATTTGGTTTGTAAATTTCCGGAAGCTTTTCAACATGATGCTTCTGAACTGAATATCCTACTCCTGTTCCGCCTAACAATAAAAACATGGATTCACCAAATGCTCTGTAATCATCAATTGGCAAATAGGCACAGTTATAAATTCGGTTAGGGGAGATTTCAATTGGCTTTCCTCCGAATTGCAAACTACGCATCGATGGCAATACTTTTTTGTTGTATACAAACTGATATGATGCTTCAATTTCCGATTCCAAATGTGGATATCTTTTAATGTGCATTTGTTTGTTTCTTGTAACTAATTCTTCCCATGTTTCTCGGCGGTTGAGCTCAGGAAGATATTTTGCATACTTCATGTATACGGTAATTTCACTTAAAATTTTGTTTGAAATCTCCATTTGTGTAATCTTTTTTGTTAATGAATAAATTTGTTTTTAGATAAAAAAAGGCCGGTAAACTAATACCGGGCCTTTTATATGATATAAATATGTTTTAACCTAAAGTTCCGCCCAGATCTTTGAACTTTTGTGCTAAATTTTTCTTCATAATGTTTTCACCGGTTTTCATTGTTTGAGTTGTCTGTTTTCCTTGAGTTGTTTGTGGTTCAAAGAATTGGAATTGTCCATTGTTTGTATTAATTTTACTAGGCAATGTAATTCCATCAGGTCCAAAACGATTCTTGATAACATGGCCTCTACCAGTACCTGACATCTTGTCTTCTACTTTTCTGGAAAGCGACATTAAGAAGTCAGCTACCATCACTTTACCATAAGATGATGCAATTTTGTCGGCTTCGATAATATCTTCTTCTAAGGCGCTTCTTCCTGCTTGTGATGCGGTCCATACGGGAACGTCATACTCACCTGCCATACCTCTTAACTCCTCGTAAAGTTCTTCTAAGGCCTCGTGTTTGTCCTTTTTTGTATTGATTTTCAACAAGTCACCGTAATCCACAATAACTAGTGCTGGTTTATTGCCAAGCATTATTGTTTTTTCTAAATGAGCTTTCAATCCCATAACACCAACTGATTTTGTTGGGTAGTATTTCACAATTAAATCGCCTTGTAAAGTGCGCATACGTTCTTCAACTGTGTCTTGGTGGTGCTTTAATGTCTGTGCATTAATACCTGTTAAGACCGAGTCATATCGCTGTCCTACATAGTTTTCATTGAGCTCCAATGTGTAGTGAATTACTGTGTGTCCTGCTTTAATTGCATTTGCTCCGATATTGATAAGAAGCCAAGATTTACCAATCCCTGCAGGAGCCATTACTACTCCTAATTCACCTGGGGCTAATCCGCCATCCATTAAATCATCAATAACATCCCACCCGGTTGTGATTGTGTGGCGTGCTGACTCAGCATATCTTGCAGCTGGATTCAATTTGTATTCTAAGCCAATATTGGTATCAGCTCCAGCTTTCATGGCTGTGTCAATCTTTGTTTTAATTTGGTCATAATTGCCTTGTTGCAAAAGACCAACCGAATCCATGATTGCTCGTTTAATTTCTTGATTCTTGCAAAATTTTAAAATTTCATCTTTAACAAATGTTAAATCATCTGATTCCATGTATCGGAACACTTCTTTGAGTTGTTCTAAAATTGCAGCTTTTAATATGGACTCGGGACCGTCATCAGTTAGTTCGGTTAATTTTACTTTTAATACGTCTTTTGATGGCGGGCATTTGTATGCTAAAAAATGTTCTATAATTATTTCTAACAACCAAACGTTTGCATCCGATTCAAAATAATCAGGTTGTATAATATCTGAAATTTGTTGTAGAAATAAACGATCGGTAAACATTGCGGCAATTACTTTAACTTGGAAGCCCCATCCATATTCTGTTAGTTTGTCTAATCCAGTCATAACTTATTGTCTTTTTTTAACTTTCGGATTACCCACGAATCTTTTATTTTTTGTTTACGTATTTCTTCTTTTTCTGGAGTTGCTGCTTTACCTGTGCATTTTGGATTATTCAAATGAGATTCTCGTAAATTATGTACATGCTCTTTTGATAATGTTTTTCCTTTATTTTTTGTAGAAATTTTTTGTTTTGTTTCATTGGAATGATAATATCCTCGTTTAATTGTATTTGCGTGTCTTGCTGCTACAATTTTTTCTATTACAACTTGGGGTCGAGGAGGCATTTTTTTACCTCTCATTGCATTGCTAATTTTTTCATTCGCTAATAAACGTATTTCTTCAAATTCTCGAGAGCTTACATAATATCCACGTTCATTATCTTTACTAGTTTTCATTATTGCCATCATTCGATATGCAAAAAACAATTTATCTTCAGTTGGATAAATTTTACACAGTAATTTATGAACTATGAAATGTTCTCGAGCTGTTAATTCAACTAAATTATCTTTATCATCAACTCCACCCATACACCTTGGAATAACATGATGCTTTTCTCGATATCCCAACAATGTTCGATTGCGAGCTCTATCAATTATAGCATCATGTATTCTTTGGTAATTCATAATATTATTATATTAAAAATAAATTGAGTTTCCAAGTTTTATTTTTTATGTGTTTGTTGTGCAAATGCATTCAATGATAACCAAGTGTTGTTTAGCCATTCTGGTAGATTTTTCATGGTTGACCACATTCGATCTTCCATAAACATTCGCTGAAATTCTATTTTGTTTAATGGAGGAATCGGCTGTTGCATAATACCTCTAATTGTAGTTGAATTTGAAGCTGGAATGTTTAATAGCTTGATATTCATTAAACGATAGTTCTTATCAATTGTATCATAGTTATCTAATACTTTTTGATAGTTTCGTGTTTCGTTTAATGCAATCTTATTATCACACTTAGCATGCAAATCTTCTAATGTGAATTCAGCTTCGTTAGCTAGCTCCGGAAATGTTTTTAAAATTGTTTTTGGACCAAATCCATCAACGCCAGGAATGTTATCAGAGTTATCTCCAGTAAAGGTTCGATAGACAACATAATTGTTTGGATGTACCCCAAACTCTTCGATAAGAGTGGCTTCATCATACATTTTCTTTTTGATTGGAGACCAAACCTGTAACGTTGGACTTATCAATTGATAAAAGTCTCGATCGGTTGATACAATTGTAACTTTCTTGCTAATATCATTGTACATTTGTGCAATATACGCAATAGTGTCATCTGCTTCAATTCCATCAATTGATAAAAAAGTTACAGGTAAATTGTCTAGATATGATATCAGTCGGCTAAATTGCCAACGCATGGCTTCTTGTTCATCTTCAATTGTTGGAAATTGCTGATGATCATGTCTACGCAATCTTGTTTTGTTTGCTCTATTCCCTTTGTAATCTTTGTATATTTTCTTGCGTCTAGCACTTCCGCCTCTGCCATCGAAAACAATAACACATCTACTTGGTTTAAAGTCTCGTACTGCTTTTCCAACAGAATACAAAAATCCAGTAATACCACCTACATGTTCACCGTCTTCATTTGTTGAAGGAGTAGCACCGAAGCTTCTTATGAAAGTATTTAATCCGTCAAACACCATGATATGATCATCGACATTTGACGGATTAGATTCTTTTTCTTTTTGTAACTGTTTGAATAATTCTTGATATTTATTCATAACTTATTTTGCTGTTAGCCTTCTTCGTCTATAACTTCATCTGTGATAATTACATCATCAATTCCGCCATCAATTCCTGCTTGATATTTAAAGATATATGCATCGCATATTCTGTTATACAAACGATCTTTTATTGCTGGAACATTGATTACCTTGTCAATAAAGTTTTTACTTTGAAATTTCACTTCGCCAAATGATTCACCAGTTTCGTGGTCTACATCTTGCAAAGTGTAATGTGCACCTGCTTGTGTAACAATATCGAATGTTTTCATAATTGCTAGCCAACCGCCATAATTATCAATTCCACTATCATAATAGATTTCATAATCTACTTTGCGATGCGGAGGTCCGATACGATTTTTTACAACTTGCACATTTGTTTTGCTACCAACAATTTGTTCAACTCCATTTATCTTGGCTTTGATTTGACCTGTATTCTTAAGTCTCAATCTAACAGATGCATGAAATGGTATAGCTTTACCACCGGCAGTTGTCCATTGATCTCCAAATGATACCCCTAATTTAGTTCTTAGCTGATTAGTGAATATTAGACAGATTCGTTCCCTAGCAATCCAATTGGTTACTTTGCGCATTGCTTTTGACAAAATAATAGATTTACTAGTTGCATATCCATCTTTATCATATTCCGCAGCCATTTCAATTTTTGTGGAAGCACCCATGATTGAATCTACTACAATTGTAACTAATCGATCTTTATCTGATTTACGAACACCCTCAACGATTGTTTCGATTGTTTCAAATATTTCTTCAATTGTTTCCAATGGTACATACAACATAGTTTTTAAGTCTGCGCCAATTGCCTCCAGAAACTCAGCACTAGTTGCTGCTTCAGTATCAATATACACTGCCAAACCACCTCGTTTTTGTGTTTCTGCTAATGTATGGGCTGCTAACAATGATTTTCCAGATGCTTCTAATCCGGTAACTTCAGTAATCCGACCTACTGGGAATCCTCCGTTCGGTCGGTTTGAAATTGCTAAATCTAACATCGAACATCCTGACGAAATAAATTCCGTTACGTGTGTCGGTGCATCATTGTCGCCGGCAAGAAAAAATGCTGTTTTTAAAGCTTGACCTTTAAATTGCTTGTTAATGCTATCTGCTAAGGTGTTTGCTAAACTATCAGACAGTTCTGATTTACTTTTGCTCTTTGCCATTTCTTACTCCTTAATTGAATAAGTCATTGAAAGCTGATGCCACATCGTCAACTTTACCAGCAATTGGTTTTGCTGTTTTAGCTGGTTTTGCTGGCGCTTCATCCTCATCATCATCTGATGCCGCAGCTGCTGGTGTTGATGCTGGCGCATCTGCATCGGCATTTTCTGGGTTCATCCAATCACTCAATGCTTTTTCTAGCTCTTCATAAGTAGGCTCAGGAAACAAATCTGTGATTTCTGGTTGATTCATGATTTTCTCAGCAATTGCTTTGTCTTCAGTTGCTGGTTGTGTGTTTGGTTTAACACGGATTGAAGTTTTTGGGAAATTTGCTCCTTCTGCTGGAGTGAATTCTACATCAATATCACGACCATTCATCAAATCTGTAATGTCGCCATAATCTGGATCTGAAATGATTGATAAAATTTCTGTGTAGATTTGTTTTCCGAATCCCCAGAACTTAACTCCTTCTGCTTCTTTTCCACGAACAATAACAGGAACATATGTTCTCATTTTTGGTTCAATTTTACGACCCATCAACCATTCATCTTTGTCGCCGGTTTTCTTAAGTTTGTCTGCAAACTCAACGATTGGATCTGCATTTCCAAATGTAATTGGAGATAGCATTGATCTTTTACTAATGTCGTAATGGAAATACAATTCTAGGAACGGATTGTCTTTTCTGTGTACGTACGGTACAATTCGGATTCTTGTTTTACCTGATTCAGGTTTCCAAAGTGACTGTTTTTTGTCGTCTTGTTTGTTAAGTTGGTTAAGCTTGTTTTTTATTGCTGTTAAGTCTAACGCCATAATTTACCTTTTTGTTAATTGTTAATAAAAAATAATTAATAATAATATAATTGATTTACCGGTTAAATCCAAATTTAAAGTTGTGTTTTTTTGTTTAATTTCGTTTCACGTATTTTTTGTTTTGTTTCTTCAGAATGTCGCCTGCCAGGTTTTCCTTTTTTTGCATCACTTAATTTTTTACGATGTTCATCTGAAAATAATTTTCCTTTTTTCGCATCACTTATTTTTTTACGAGCTTCAGGACTTAATATTCTGCCTTTACTTGCTTCACTAATTTTTAGTTTGGTCTCGATAGAATGTGTGTTTCCTGTATTAGCAATACTTAGTTTGTTTCTAGTTTCGTCAGAAAATTTTCTTCCTTTGAAAGATTCACTCATTTTTTTACGAGTAGCTGCTGATTTAAGTTTTCCAATTTTAGATTGACTATTCTTACGTCGATGTTCTTCTGATTTAGGCACACCTTTCATCTTTAAACTCATTTGCGATGCAATAAATTTTTTCGATGCATCATATTCTCGAGATGAAATTTTATATGTTCTATTTAATGATTTGCAGTTACATAACATCCATAAAGCATACTGTAATTTACTATTACTTGGGTAAATCTCGCAAAGAAGTTTATGTGCTATGAAATGTTCACGAGCCGTTAACTCGGCAATGTTGTCAGGATTATCATCGCCTCCGATACATTTTGGAACAATGTGATGGCGTTCTTTATAACCAGTTAATGTCCGCGATATCGCGCGGTCTATTAGTTGTTGATATATTTTTTTGTAATTCATTATGGTTAATTATATTATAATTAATAAGTGGGTTAAATCAAAGTTATTTGTTAAGTTTTTTTGTTTATTTTTCAAGCTCATAGTAACCGCCATATTGGTTTGTGACACCATCGGCTTTTTCTAATGCATCTCCAATTTTTTCTGCAATATCACTTGGCATATTTACTGTAAATTCAACAATGCCTTCATTTGCATCGTATGATCGATTTATTTGAGTTTTATCAAATCCATATTTTTTTAAAACATTTACAGCAACACGATCCATGAATTTTTCATCACCCGAAAATACAATCATTAAATTATTAGTTGTATTAATCAAGTTACCTGTTTTAGGATCTCGGTTTGCTCCGCTATCAAATCCTAATTTATTTTCTAGATCGCTTAAATTCTGCTCAGTTAGATTCTTAGTGCCGAATCTACGCATATTTTCTGCAAGTAAGTTGTTTTCGTTTTTCATTGTGTTCTTTTTTATATAAATAGTGTAATCAGTAAATAAGTGCCAACATTACTGCTAGCACTTATTATTTTATTGTATAATTAATGTTCAATTGCGTTAATTAAATCTTTAAGTATATCATATATAGTTTGCATTGCGGGCATGTTATTTGGAGATACTTTAAGTACTTTAATTGTGTCTTTAATTACATCTTGATTAATTTGTTGCACTGCGTCAATAATATCTTGATAATAAGACGCTACGCCTTGATCCTCAGCTGATTTTAAATTATCATATACATCAACAGAAATATATTTTAAAAGTTTGTTTGCGACTTGTGCTGCTGCACGTCCTTCTTTTCTTCGCATTGCTTGTTGTAAATCATGCATCATATCTTCAGGGTCTGCAGTTTTATCATCAGTCCATGGGCGATCGTATATGTATTCGGTTTCTGAATTCCGTTTAAACATATCCATTTGTTGCTCATTTAAGTTTTTAGTGCCAAAACGACGCATATTTTCTGCGAGTAAGTTGTTTGTTTTTTTCATTATATCCTTTTTTTTTATATAAATATTAGTTCCAAGAAATTTTCTTGAAAAATAGCAAATCAATAACACGATATCCTATAGGATCGGTAAGTATGAATGAATTCTGATACATGTTCCAATCTAGCTGATATGTTTTATCTATAATTCCATTGTTAACAGAGCGAATAACTTCATTAAGTGCATTTACTGTGTACAATGTATTTGTTTCTTTTTTTCGGTGTATGCTAATTGTGTTCTGTCCTCGTTGAGTCCCAGCATCGGCATTGTATGTGCAATACAAATTGTTTGATGCATTTGCGTTTGCAAATACAAATATTCTTTTTTCTGGTATCACGTAGCTTTGTTGTACATATTCTACAACAATGTTTATATCTGATTTATGTGCAAATGTGCATAGTAATTGTGTTTTCACCACTCGTCTTCCTCATTAATTTCTTCAGTTAAATCAGAATCTTCGGCTCCGATTGATTTTTCAATTATTCTTATTCTTCCTGCATCACAAACCACAAAGCGGAATTCATTTGTTAGTCGCACTCGGTCTTTTCTAAATACAATAAATTGCAAGTCGCCTTTTGTGATTGAATCAACTGCTTCTTGTAAATCCGTATTAAACAGATCTGGTTCGCGTACATATTTTAGCCGGCGTAGTTCGGTGTTAACATATGTTAATGATTGGCTGTCGTCATCGATAGGTTTTATAGTAATTGAACCGTCTGAATTTGTTGCGATTGGTTCAATTGACAACTCAACCGGAGTAGCATTTGGTCCTCGCAATATTACATTGGTAAATCCTTTTATATCTGAATTGATGGTGTTTGCTTCGCGATAAAATGTTTGCAACATTGCATTATCTTTAAAATTCAAATTACCAGACAATATAAATGACTTGCGTTTATCTAGATAATCGATGGCTTGTAATAGTTCTGGATGTAATATTTTATGGAAATCAAACTTTGGATTTTCAATTGTACCTCGGAGTTGATCAATACGTTTTAATGTGGTTGTAATTTCATCCCAAAAACCAAAATTTGTTACGCTTCCTTTAGTACCTAAACGAATTGATGCAAATTTTGCTGTCCCACCGGTATAATCTTTTATCTCGTATTGGTTGCCGTTTTGATCCATATCATATGTTGCACCAGCTCCATTAATTTTTGAATTGTTAAATAAAATTGCTAGTAATATTTCACCTTTTCCTAATCCTTTAGTTTCTAATCTAAACAATTCATTTAGAAACCCAGATCGAAAATTAATTGTATTTAATATGTCTTCGGTTATATCTGAATATGAATATAAAATTGCCACAAACTCAACACATTTAGATTGATCCATTGAGTTTAAAAAACTAATTACGGCCGAATCTGCGTCAGTTGGTAATAATTTTAAAAATTGACGAAACTCATCTAATTTATTTGCTTGTTGTAATATTTGTATTAGTACTGGATTTTCAATTGTTTCGACTTCAACTGATTCTGTTACAATTGGAGCTAAACCTTTTGCATGATTAACTATTCGGTCTCGAGTTTCACGTGAAAATGTAGTCATTTCACTCAATACATCACATAAAATTGTGTAATCGGAATCTGTTGTTGGATATCCCTTTGGTAGTCGGAATTGCCATTCTGTAAGTATTGAGTCGATATTCATAACGATATAGTATTCATTTTACTATAAATATTACCAACTTGTGTTTTCACCGGAAAATTACCTTGCTCTAACACTGTTTTTATAGCTGGTATCATTTCTTTGGCTTCATGCATTGGCATATCAAATAAAAGTGAATCGTATGTATATAAAATTAGACAAGTTTCTCGTCCTTGCAATACAGCTTGAACCGATTGCATTTTCTGCACAGACACTTCGGTTTCCGTGGCTTGCAAATAATAATTAAACAATTTGTTGGCTGTCATATTCTGCACAGCATCTTTGCTTATTCGGCGCTGAAGTATTGGTGTTTTAACATGGCCCTTAGCTTTCCATTTTGCCCATAAACCGTATATAAAATCATTGACTTGCTTGAAGAACGGTATTTGTAAGAATTCGTGATCAATCCCACCATATAATAATCGAAACGTTATCTGTTTGCTTTGTTCATATTGTTCTGTGGTTAACTGGGTGGTATCAAAATAGAATCGACCAAAATATTCATGCACACTTCCTGCCGGCAAGCTATATCCAATTAATCGGGCAATCAATCGCACGTGATATGCATCAAAATCCATTTCAACCAATGCCCCTCGATCAAATCTAGATATGAATGCATCTCTGGTGCCATCTTCTTTGTTCATTGCAGCAAAGTTGAATCCTCTAAATGCATTGCTAGGTCTTCCGGTAGTTGTGTGATAATGATAGTTAGTGTACACGTATCCATTAGTTTGTAGTTCCGGCATTCTGAAATTCTCAGTAACATGCAATCCGTTTTGTTCTATTTGTGCAAATGTCTTTGGATATATTGAATTGAATTGTAAATATGATTCCGTTAACTTTACATTCATACACATAGGCCATGCATATTTACGTATTTTCTGACACATAGCCAATTGATTCATGATTGGAACTAATGCATTGATATTAGGAAATGTAGTATGTCTTCTCCAATAAAATTGATGAGCCGGTGTATAATAATGTGTTTCATCATATGCTTCTCCGTAAGTAAACCACCACAAAGTCTTTACATCCCATACGGCATCGTTTCCACCTATTTGAAGCCATTGTTTTTTATCATATATAAAGATATCAGTTAGGTCTAGAAAGCGTTGTAGATGTTCAGTAAAGCCTTTTATTTGTTCTACGTGGCGTATTGGAACAATGCGTTCCACATCATCTTCAGTATACACATATATACATGATAGTTGATTGATAGATGCATGCCGTTGATGATCTGCAAATATTGGAACTAGTAATGTTTTGCGTCCTCGAATATATCCGAATAATGCATCTAAATCTAATTC